CAATGTCTCTGTCGGTGGTACTGTTGATGGCCGTGATCTTGCTGCTGATGGCACTAAGCTAGACTTAATCAATCAGGGCGTAGCCACTACTGACAGCCCTGCCTTTGCTGGCCTTACTGTAGACACAACCACCCTAGCAGTTGACTCAACTAACAATCGCGTAGGCATAGGGACTAGTAGCCCTGCTTATGATTTAGACATCGAGGCAGGCACAGCACAAGCAAGAATACACAGCACAGCAGGTAATTCTGTTTTACGCCTTGATTCAGTAGATTCTGGTGAGTCAAAAATATTTTTTGCAGACAATTCAGCATCAGCGATAGGCACTATTGAGTATCATCACGATTCTAACTATATGTCTTTCGATACAGTTGCTACTGAACGCATGCGCATAGACTCCTCTGGCAACGTGGGCATAGGGACTACATCGCCTAGCAGAACATTGCATTTAAAAGAAGCAGTGCCTTCCATTAGATTAGAAGATACTGATGTGTCTGGTGTTTACCATGAAATAATCTCAGAAGCCAATACAGGATATTGCATAAGAGTAGATGAAGGAAATGTATCTTCTGGAAGCTATTTCCGAGTAGATATAGACAATAGCGAAAAGATGCGTATTGACTCCTCTGGCAATGTAGGCATAGGGACTGCATCGCCATCCAAAACATTGGTTATTAATGAAAATGACTCGGAATGTGTTGCTATTATAAAATCAAGTGACACTGGAACAGCAGGGTTATTTCTAGGTGGCCAAACAGATGAAATAAAAGGCGGCATTGTTTTTAATAACTCTGATAACTCGTTGCAGCTACGAGGTCACAACAACGCAGAACGTATGCGCATAGACTCCTCTGGCAACGTCGCCATAGGCACTTCTGCGCCAGCAGCTCGCTTGCATCTTAGTCGAGCTACAGACGGATCAGAAGCAAGCCCGCACTTTAGGATTGACGGGGCGGCAAGTACCTACACCGCAAACCACTGGCTTGATTCAAATGCCTACTATATGGGACAAAACTCAACATTCAGGTCTTTGCGTATTTATTCTGGTGCTGAAACATCAGGCGTACACTTAGCTTCAGGTGGTACAAGTTGGGGTACATTCTCTGACGAGCGTCTTAAATATGACGTAGAGCCAGTTGAGAATGCGGTGGAAAGTCTAAGCAATCTAAGGACAGTGAAGTATAGGCTTAAAGACGTTGATTCTGCTGAAGATAAGAAAAAGATAGGCTTAATGGCTCAAGACTTAGTTGGTGTTTTGGATGAAGTTATTGACCCAGTAAAGAAAACAGGTGACGACACTGAGTACATGTCAGTCAGATACACTGAGTTAGTGCCTGTACTTGTCAAAGCAATACAGGAGCAACAAACCTTAATTGAATCACTAACAGCCCGCATAGCGGCATTAGAGGAATAAATCATGGCAGTAACTTGGACAATCTCAACACTAGAACGCAACACTGACGATGGCGTAGTTGTTGCACACTGGCGAGCATCAGACAGCGAAGTAGTAGGCGAAGACACACACTCAGGCAGCAGCTATGGCACTTGTGGCTTTACCCCTGACGCAGATGCTGACGGCTACACAGCCTACGCTGACATCACAGAGGCTCAGGTTATCGAGTGGGTAAAGGCTGACGTTGATGCTGACGCTGTAGAGGCAAGCATTGCAGCACAGATTGCAGACAGCAAAGCACCAGCGATTACTGCTGGAGTGCCTTGGTAATGATCGACCCGATCACAGCAATGTCGGTAGCCGTCAATGCGTTTGGTACTATCAAGCGTATGGTTGCTGCTGGCAAAGAAGTAGAGGATACCCTGTCACAGATTGGGCGATTCTATGGTGCTGTGTCTGACCTGTCAGAGCATAGGCGACGGGCTGATAACCCTCCCCTGTTTAAGAAGATCATTGCTGCCAAGTCTGTCAATGAAGAGGCGATGGAGACATACGCGAGAACCAAGCGTACTCAGCAGATGGAACGCGAATTGAGGGAACTGTTGATGTATCAGTATGGCAAGGATGGCTATCAGGAACTTGTTGATCTCCGCAGGTCTATTGCTGCCCAGAGAGAGAAAACGATCTACCTGCAAGAACGAAAGCGCAAGGCGTTATTTTGGAATAGTATCCAGATCACTGGGATAGCAGTTTTAGGCTATGCTATCTACATGGTGATTAGTTTTATTTTGAGGCAGTAAGATGTACCAATTTGATGAAGATATGCCAACCCCAAACTTTTTGCACGATGTGGCAAAAGGCAATATTTGGGATTCTAGAGCATTAAATATATTTGGCTTCAACCGCACTGTCGGCACTGCCTTTGAAACTCTCTGGGATGATGGCGGCAACTATGTCTACCCTTCCTCTGCTGTTGTTATGGATGTCGTGTCAACATCTGGGTCAGATACGATGGATGTTAAGATCAATGGCCTTGATTCAAATTATGTTGAGATCAGCGAGACTGTCACCCTGACAGGAACATCGGCTGTTCAAACTACTGCGTCTTTCCTGCGGATTAACTCTGCAATTATTCTAGCTGGCTCGAATGTTGGCGATATATCTATCTCAAATGGCGGGACTAAATACGCTTTTATCGGTGCAACGATTGGCACTACTCAGAGCAGCGTTTACACTGTCCCCGCAGGTCACTCGATCTACCTGTTTAGAATTGATGTTACATCTGGCACAAATAACGGCAACAAATACCTGACGTTTAGAAACGTAGTTAAAACTAGCACTGGGAGAACATTGAGAGTTGCAGAAGCGACATTCGCCACATCGCAGGTCAGCTTTGATCGCCAAGTGCCGTTTAAGATCACAGAGAAATCAGATTTTCATTTTGAGGCAAAAAGCAGCAGCTCCGAAAACGAAGTCTCAATCTTTATCGAAGCAATATTAGTCAAGGATTCATAATGGCAACTGTTAAAGAAGCATTGATCCGCTTAGAAGGACACGAGAAGGAATGCGCTATCAGATACCAGAACATCGAGAAACGTCTTGATGATGGCTCTGAGAGATTCAGGAAAAGCGAACTAATGCTGTGGGGTATTTACCCCCTGATAATCGGTTTATTCTTAATTGAGAAAGGTATCTTATGAGTTTACTCGCAACTCTGGCACAGCCTATATCTGGTCTTTTAGATAAGTTTATCGAGGATAAAGATCAAAAGAATGCTTTGGCGCATGAAATTGCGACAATGGCAGAAAAACAGGCGCATGAAAGTGTTATGGGGCAGCTAGAGGTCAACAAGGCAGAAGCTGCCCACAAGAGTTTATTCGTCGCAGGGTGGAGGCCAGCAATCGGCTGGGTCTGCGTACTGGGCATGGCGGGTAACTTTATCACCATTCCAATCACCAATATGATTTTAGAACTGGTCGGCTCTGATGTCAGTGTCCCCTTAATCCCTACTGGCGAGATGATGCCTGTTCTGATGGGTATGCTCGGACTTGGAGCGATGAGATCGGTGGAAAAGGTTAAAGGCGTACAGAGGGACAAATAATGGCTAAAGCAACCAAAAAGAAAGATGACAAACCTAATTACTTTAAACCCAAGGAACTGGCTTGCAAGCATACTGGTGAGCATGGGTTTGATCTGGGGTTTCTAGCTACCCTAAATGCTATCCGACACGAGTGCGGCTTTAGCTTTGCCCTGTCATCTGCCTACAGAAGCCCACAGCATCCCATAGAAGTGCGTAAAGAGGTGCTAGGAGCGCATACAACTGGCAAGGCGGTCGATATACTAGCCAACGGACAAAAGGCGTTAGAGATCATTAGAGTGGCTCAGAAGCATGGTATTAAGCGAATCGGCATACAGCAGAAGGGTGGCGGCAGATTTATCCACCTAGATGCCTGTACTGAGGATGATGGGTTTCCCTGCCCTGCTATCTGGTCATACTAGGTTCCACATAGAACATGCCCTGCTAAGTGCGGGGCTTTTTTTTGCCTATTAATAAACAAAAGTGTTGACAATATGGTTTAGATCGACTAATATGTAACTTCATTCAATAAAACAAGGTAATAAAATGATTAATAAAAATGTGCGATTTAAAGCTAAAGGCGGGTCGATGTGGCTCAAAGCAAAGATCATCAAGATAGTGCTTGAGAAAGATGGTTACATACTGCGCTGTGGTGGCATTGAGTTTTTCTGCAAAAAGGAAAACGTAAAGGGGCTACCGATAGCGTAAATTAACCGCCTCCGCAAGGGGGCATTTGCTGTAGGAGGCAACATGGGAATCAACGATCTAAACGATCTGGAGCGCGGTGAGTACGACTGCGTTTTAGGTTATCAAGCCCTAGACGGGCAATCAGACGCTTACTATGTTGGGTATGGTGAGCAGTACGCCAAAGAAATGACTGTAGGAGGTCGCAATGAAATCAAGTGAGTCAATCAATGAGTTAGCCAGCGCACTATGTAACGCGCAGGGTCAAATGGGGGGTGCTGTTAAAGACAGTGCCAACCCTTTCTTTAAATCTAGCTATGCTGACCTAACGTCAGTTATTAAGGCCATCAAGCAGCCCTTTGCTGATAACGGCCTAAGCTATACCCAGTTTCCAGTCACCGATGAAAATGGAATGGGAGTTTGCACAAGGCTAATGCACGTTTCTGGGCAATGGCTAGAAGGTCAATTTACTTTGCCAGTGGTTAAGCGTGACCCACAGGCGGCTTCAAGCTCCCTGACGTATGCGCGTCGTGTATCTTTATCTTCTATCGCGGGAATCCCTACGGCAGATGATGATGCCGAATCAGCAATGCTACGCGGTGATGATAAGAAGATTATCTCTGATGACCAGATCATCGCCATCAAGAAATTACTTGATGAGACTGGTGCTGACGTTGATAAATTCTGCAAGTGGATGAAGGTGCGTTCTGTTGACCAGATACTAGCGATGCACTTTGATCGCGCGGTTGCCGCACTAGAGGCTAAGAAGTGATTATCTTAGACCATGAGCAGGGTTCACCCGAATGGCTTGCTGCACGACTGGGCAAGCCTTCCGCTAGTATGTTTTCTAAGCTGATTACGCTTACTGGGAAGCCATCTAGTTCTGCTGATGGGTATGTCAATGAATTAATCGCAGAACGCCTTACAGGGCAATCTGAGCCGTTTCATGTTACCGAATGGATGGAGCGCGGCACAGCGTTAGAGCCAGAAGCTAGGGAGGCATACGAGTTTATCTCTGGCAATGATGTTATCGAGACTGGCTTTATTCTTGACACTAGCTTTGAGTTTGGCTGTTCGCCTGATGGGTTGATTTTAGAGGGCGAAAGTCTGGGAGGCTTGGAGATAAAATGCCCAGCCCCTAAAACGATGGTTAGCTATCTTAGAGAACCGCAGGTGGGCGTTAAAAAATACTGGCAACAAATCCAAGGTTGTATGTGGATTACCAAAAGAGATTGGTGGGACTTCTTTGCCTACCACCCAGAAATGCCTCACGTTCTAGTGAGGGTTGGACGCGATGACGAATATATCGCAAAACTAGCCATCGAAGTCGAAAAGGCTGTGGCTGAAATACTAAACCAAGTGGAGAAGTTAAAATGAAAGTAGGATTATCTGTACGAATCGACGTTACAAAGATCGACAAAAGCCGCCTGTATAAAGGCACGAAGGGTACTTATCTTGACCTAACGACCTTTGTGGATACCGAGCAGCAAGACCAGTATGAGAACAATGGCTTTATTTCTCAGTCAACCACCAAGGAAGAGCGCGAGGCTCAGGTGCAAACACCTATCCTTGGCAACGTAAAGGTTTTCTTTACTGATGGGCAAACTGAAAAGCCGCCTCAGAATCTTGGCGGGGTAAGCGTTGAGGAAATGGACGAAGATATACCCTTTTAAGGTAAAAAAGCCCCCTAGAGCATCGCTGCTTTCGGGGGCAAACCATAGGAGGTTGCGAGTCGGGGGAACCCGCCCAATTAATATAACATAAGGTTTTGAGTGATGGAATTGATCGACACAGGCAAATGCTTAATCGCTGCACAGAAAGGCAAGGGCGTAAACAGCCGCCAGCTTGCAAAACTAGCTAACACATCGCCACAGCAGGTATTAAGATGGCGCAAAAGCAGCAACCTAAAGCTGCACACCATCCAGTTGCTATGCTCTGCTTTGGGCATAACGATTGATGCTTTTATAGCATTTGGTTATAAGTAGGCAAATAGGTTTACTTTGTAGGTTGGATAGATTAAGGTTCAAAAAGTATTCGGGTGTGTGGATTGGGAATTTGTAACCCATGAACGAGAGTGACCCCTCTATTAGCACCTCTTGATTGGTTTGACTGCCGAGCAAGAAATAACGATTAATGCGTCTAGGCGCAAGGGCAACGGAACTGCTACTGATTCTAAATACGGATACGATTAAGTCACTAAGTTGCTTTAAGCCCTTAGATTTGTAAATTATGCTTTGTTAAGTGTAAAGGGTTGGATCATCCTTAAAAAAGTAATTAAAAAAATAATTTATTAATATACAAGGCGAGGCTTGCCGAGACATAGGAGAACAAAATGAACATTGATTACAAAGATATTTGCCATCGAGTTGGTATGAGTGAAGAGGGCTTTATTAACTGGACACAGGCTTTTGAGTTTGGCTATGTGTTTTTTGAAGAAGATGATCTGGTAGGGTGCGTTTACACTGATGGCGATGAGGGCTTTATGCTCTTTGAGTCTGAGTGTGAGATATTTGGAACTCAAGGGGTCAGGTTGACTATAGGTGGCGGTTATTGCGATATAGATTTTCAGTCAATGCAGGATATTATAAATAAACTGTCTGGGGGTGAGGTGTGATAATTATTCCTTCTGAGTCTCACCATAAAGAGGCTATCAGCATGGCGACTAATAATGCATTTAACAGCAAAACCATGCTAGACAATGGTTCTGGTCAATACGCTGGCAATCTAGCTGAATTGCTGTTTAAAGATGCTTTAGATGATCGCCTTCTGGAGCATGACTATACCGCAGCGACTAGCTATCATTTTGACTTTAAGATAGGGAGGGCTACTGTTGACCTAAAAGCAAAGCAAAGGACAGTGCAGTGTTTGCCTAGTTATGATACTCACGTTAATCTCTACCAGAAAGATTACCCCTGCCACTTTTACGTTTTTGCTAGTGTTCTTATACCCAAGGGAGAAAAGCTGGCCGCTAATGTTAAGTTTATGGGGTGGTGCAGGAAATCTGATTACTGGGATACTTGCGAAATCAAAAGGAAAGGCCAAAACTCTGATGGCCTAATTGAGCGAGAAGATGGCGGCAAAAAGAAATACAATGAACTTGAACCAATGGAGTCGTTTTTTAGCAAGATAGAGACTCACTTATACCAACAAGCATTCGGGGAATGAAATGTTATTAAATACCAAAGAAGATTGGCAACCAGAGGAAGCCGATGTGATCGCTTGGCAGAGAACGTATCCTGCCATCAATGTCCACCAAGAACTAGCAGCCATGGAGTCATGGTGCGACGCTAACCCTACCAAAAGAAAGACCATTAAAGGCATTAAACGCTTTGTGAACTCTTGGCTTGCTAGAGCGCAGGACAGGGGCGGGTCGCCACAGGCTAAACAGCAGGGCAAGTCTGACAGCATTAGGGCAAAGACCATTGATATGCAGCTAACAGATATAAGCTGGCTGGATGGCGATAACTACCTGACGATGAAGCAGCACTATTTAAACACTCGCGGGTTTTATTTTGATGGAGAGTTAAAAAATGCCTAGTAAAAATAAGCCAAGGTACGTTGAGTTTAAGGGTGAGCATCCCTACTTTGTTAGCGGGGAATGCTACACCCATAAGGAGTACAGCGACTGGACGCAGCAAAACCATGAGGATGGTGGGGTAATGAGGGCAACCATCAAGGGTAGGCTGTACGGAGAGGCATTCTGTGAGCCTAAACATCTAGCCCCAAAGCGGCAGTTTATTTTTGACCCAGATACATCCAGAAAGGGCTACACCAAAGAGCGCAGGGAAAGGGTAAAGCGGCAGCCGCGTCTGGAGTCTAAAAGCGAGAGGCTATCCCAAAGCTGGCTGGGGGTAAAGCTATGACACAGGGCGACCATGTAAGAATTAACGACAAGAGGGAGGTAGAGGCAAAACTCCCTTTTATCCTAAAGCGCATCGAGTCATGGGATTTTGATAACCCCTTGGTGGTGAAGCTAGACAAGTATGAAAGCCCCAGAAGTTTAAGCCAGAACGCTATGTCGCATATCTGGTATAGGGAGATAGCCACAGAAATGGCAAAGAAAGGCCACAAGATAGATCATGCAGAACCCGATCAGGTGTGGAAGCTGTGGCTTAAAAAGCGTTTCTTGGGTGTTGACAGTTACTCGATAGGCAACCAGCACATCCCTGAGCAGGTAAGAAGCACCAGCAAGCTATCCAAAGGCGAAATGGTACACTTTTTGGATAACGTGTATCATTGGGCTAACAAGCAGGGCATTCGGTTATCAATACCCGCAGAGAGTGAGTATGCCGAACTACAGGCCAAGCAGGAGCGTTAAGGATGCAAAAGGTTGACCCAAGGGTTCTAAAGGAATTTGCAGCAAGTGATAGACAGCGGCAAGTTATAGATTCGGTAATTGCCACAGGTTCTGCAAACAAAGCGTCAAAAGAGTTAGGGTGTGCTAGGCAGAGCGTTGATAAAATAATTAAAAATCTGGAAAAGAAGGCTGCCTCTCAGGGGGTAGCACCGCACAGAGATTTGGTTCACCAGACCGCAGAGGGATTTGAGGCCAAGCGAATATCCACTGCCTATAAAGACGATGGCTCTGTTGCGCTCCAGTGGGTTATCCAAGAGCCGCACAAGCGCGATATGAAGGCCAAAATCGACGCAGTGGTTGATGGCCTCACCGATGACCTAAAGGGCTTAAAAAAACCAGCAAATCCCCCCGCCAAAGTCAACGCAGATTATTTAGCCATGTATATGATAGGCGACCATCACTTTGGGATGCTGGCCGACAGTGAAACAAAGCTAGATGATGATGACTGGGACATAAAGATAGCCACACAGATTCTTATTGATTCAACGGCTAGACTTTCTAAGCGAGTAGGGGATGCAGAGGTTGGTGTTTTGCTTAATGTCGGTGACTTCTTTCATGCAGATTCGAGCAAGAATGAAACTACCGCAGGTACTAGGGTTGATGTCGACACCCGCATTGGAAAGACCTTTAAGCTGGCAGGGCGGCTGTTCCAGATTCTAATTGACCAAATGCTGGCAGTGCATAAAAAAGTGGTTGTGATTAATGTTCGAGGCAACCATGATTCTGACATGGCTTGCCACTTGTCTAGCTGCATTGAGTTACTGTATAGAGAAGAGAAGCGGGTAGATGTGCTGCCTAATTATTCCAAGTTTATACACTACCAATGGAACAATAATCTTTTTGTTTTCCACCATGGCGACAGGATGAAGCATGAGCAGATTCTACAGGCAGTAATTAAGAATCTCGACGATGAATGGAGCCAGTCTAAAAATCGCTATTGTCACTTGGGGCATATCCACCACCACACCGCGAGGGAAGTTGGCTCGATGCACTTTGAACACTGGGGCAGCCTGACCAGTACCGACCAATGGCACTCAGACTCAGGGTATGGCGCAGAGCGATCAATGACTGCTGTGGTTTATCACAAAGACAGCGGGGAAGATTCAAGGGTTAAAATTACAGTGGGGAATAAATGAGCAATGTTATTAACTTTCCACAGAACGGGATTTATGCTGTTAGACAGTTTTGTGATTGCGGTAATGGCCTTGAGTATTGGGTTGGCGACGATGATAACGCTTATGGTATTTGCCCTTATTGTAATATTGGGGTTCCTTGTGAAATTAAAGTTGTGGATTCGGAGGCAGAAGAATGAGCGCACTCAACAAACAGGAGGGTGGAGATCACTACAAGCTGGCTATCCAGCCGATAGAATATATCACCGCAAACAAATTAGATTTTATTCGCGGAAATATCATTAAGTATGCGACTAGGGATAAAAATGGCGCAGAAGATATTAAAAAGATCATCCACTATTGTGAATTGCTACTGGAACTAGAATATGGCGAAGAGGAAGAAATCGACTGTCGCTCAAGAGGTTGAGAAAGCGGCAAAGCTGATGCAGCGCCTAGTTAGGTTAAAGGCATCAGATGACAATGGATACTGTCAGTGCGTTACCTGCGGCAAGGTAGACCACTATAAGAACATGCAGGGCGGTCACTTTATCCCTAGAGGCCGCACTATCTTTAAACTGTATGAGCCCAATATTCAGGTGCAGTGCCCCTCTTGCAACCTCTGGGGTATGAAACAAGCGCACTACGTACTAAGGTACAGGCAGTGGATGGTTGATTACTATGGCGAGCGCAGAGTAAAGGCTATGGAGCGTCTGGCTTGGAGGGCATCGCCTAAGTTTAACAGGGAAGAGGTAATTCAGTTTGCCAGAGACTTAAAAGAGCAGATCAAAGATGAGGAATGGCGCATAGGTGAGATGTAAAGTTATAAAAACAAATCCTTTATTCCATAATGGTATATACAATATCGTTACTTTTGGGCAGTAAGCGTTTAATATTCAATCTCAATCAAAAAAACAAAGGGTATTAAAATGAAATTAACAATTAAAAAAGTGAATAAGGCAATTCAAGAGATAGAAGCTGGCTGGGAATTGGTTAAGGGTGAAGGCTACTTTTACTGGGTGCATGATACCGACATGAGTTACCTTGATCTGCAAACTGTAGGTGTTTACAGACTCAACGATTTTACTTTAGATCGCTGGATTGAGGAATTTACAAGCCGCAAGCCATCTTACGGCACTTTGGCTTGGTATGATCAGGAGGTGGCGTAATGATTAACCATCCTTATAAAGTCGGCCAAGCAGCCGCACAAATTGAGCGCAAGAAACGCGCAGAAAGCCGCCAAGCAGCACTGGCCGCAGGTATTTTGTTTCTTATCTTTACCATTGTATCTAATATGGAATACACCGACTGTCTTAAATATGGTGTTTGCTAGTTTCCCCCTCTTGCCCCCTACGGGGGGCTTTTTTAAGGAGAATAATATGAAAGCTGATTTAAAAGACTTTGTGGGCTGGATTACATCAATCGACGATAGGTGGGATGGTGATCTGATCGAATTAAGCGACAGCCAGAAAGATGCTGCCTGTTACACATGGTTAAGAATGCACCCGACTTGGCTAGATGATATATTCCCACACACCTGCTCAGATAACTTTGACGCGGTGCTGGATTTAACCTATCGAATAGGCCAGTATCAAGCATTACCATCTGGGTCGCTGGCTTACTACTTTAAGTCGAAAGAGAACGAATACCGCCATCAGTGCGATGATGATGGGTACTGGTCTGAGGCGCTAGATGACTTCAAAGCTATCTTGAATGATGCCGAATTTGAAGAAGAAATAAGGGGCAGGATATATCTCTACATGGAAGATACTCTGAGGGAGAAGGTCTGGGAGGAATTCTGCAACTACCAAAACATAGCAAGGGCATTTACATGGGAACACTAAATTCGGTAAATGAGTGGAAGCGTTTAAGGGAGTTATACCCCGCAATCGAAAGCAAAGAGGTGAAAAATGAGCAAGATCGAAAAGGCAATGAAAGAAGCGCACAAATTCGCAGACAAGGCGATAAAAGAAGCCAACCAAAGCGACGCAATGGGTAGGGCAAAAGAATGGCTTAAAACGCCTGTAGAGGTCACTAGAGGCCAGTTTGCAGGGGTATTGATAGCGTTATCGGTGTTGGTATCGCTAATCGGGTAAATTCATCGGTCAGGGGTTCATATTCCCTTCCTGTCAGAGTGATGCACTGGCGACCAATACGCATCAGGCCAAGGTGACTTTGACCTTTTGACCCAGACTAGCCCACTGGGGAGCCGCAACGGGCTACAAATCCTGTGAGAGTGTTTATACGTTTTCGACACTCTCTTTTCCCACCCCCTACTAGATACGCTCTGTAGGGGTTTTTTATGCCATAGAATATACATTTAAATGCATATCACTAGTGGTATAAAGCTGATAAGAAACAAGCATTTCCGATCATAACCGATAGTCTGTAATATGCCGCCTTAATCAACTAGGAGGCAACAGTGCTATATATAATCATCTTCACCCTTATCTCACTTACCGCAGTAGCAGCAGACGATCTCAGATAATTTACATTCCTGTGTAAAACCCTATACAATGCCCCTATCCATCTACGCTAGGGGTATGTTATGGACTCAATTAAAGTTACAAATCGGATAGATGAATGCCTATTTTTCGAGCTAGAAGATCATCTGGCTCAGTTTGATGCCATCATGGATTCTATTGTTCAAACCGATGTCCAACGCCACACAATCCGCGAGGCTCTAACTGACTGGGCGATGTCGGTTGATGAGGCTGTTGGGGATATTATCGAGCAGCAAACGCCAGAAGAACCTACACTCACCGCAGATGAAGTATTTGGGACAGAAGTATGACAGTGGGCAGACCCAAATGGATACCTGACGAACTAGCCTGTCGCAAAGCGCGAGAGATGGCTTCTCGTGGCCTTACAGTGGCGCAAATAGCTGACTGCTTGGGTGTGTCAGATGCAACTGTTTACGAGCGGCAGAAAGAATATCCTGAGTTTTTAGAGGCTATAAAAAGGGGTCGCAGTGAAGGTATCAACCAAGTCACAAACAAATTGTTTGAAAAGGCTATTGATGGCGACAATACCTGCATGATCTTTTACCTAAAGACTAGGGACAGGGAAAGCTGGGGCGACCAGTACATAGAGCCAATCAAAGAGATACCCCCGATACAAATCACGATAGATTCTAGTGCAATTAACTAAGCCTCAGTCTCTGATCTACATGAGTCAGGCTAGATTTGTCGCTTGTTGTGCGGGCAGAAGATTCGGTAAGACCTTTACTGCTGTAGCGTCTTTAGTCAGGGCGGCTGTAAAAGCACCTAATCAGAACGTCTGGTATGTAGCTCCTACGTATGGAGCGGCTAAAGAAATTTGTTGGACAATGCTAATTAATGCTATTCCTATTGAGTACATTGCTAAGACCAACGAAACAGCCCTTACCATTCGATTAATTAATGGCTCATACATCGCCCTTAAAGGGGCTGAGAAGCCTAACAACTTGAGAGGCCGCGCCCTAAACCACGTTGTGCTAGATGAATTTAGTGAGATGAGGCCAGAGACTTGGTACGAAGTCTTGAGAGCTTCACTTTCTGACAGAAATGGGTCTGCCGTTTTTATTGGGACTCCAAAGGGACGGAATCACTTTTATGACTTGTGGGCTAAAGCAAAGGATGGTGCTGATGGTTGGGAGTCATTTCAATACACAACCCTTGATGGCGGCAATGTTCCTGCAACAGAGATAGAGCAAGCTAAACAGGATTTAGACGAGCGCACTTTTAATCAGGAATACTGCGCGGAGTTTGTTACTTACTCAGGATTGATTTATTACTCGTTTAGCAGAGAAGAGTCTGTATTGGCGTTAGACGATGATAATGGTACACTCCATATTGGTATGGATTTTAACCTTTCTCCCATGTCAGCCGTAATCTGCATTCGTAAAGGCGGGACGCTGTATGCAGTTGACGAGATTGTCATGTATGGATCAAATACCGATGAGATGGTTGCGGAGATTATAGACCGCTACCCGACTCGGAATATTATTATCTATCCTGACCCAGCATCAAGACAGCGGAAAACATCTGCTGGCGGTCGCACTGATTTGTCGATCTTACAAAACGCAGGATTTAGCGTTAAGGCGAAGAAAACTCACGCATTAGTTAGGGATAGAATTAATGCTGTAAATAGTCGTTTACTGTCGAGTGATGGTGAGCGGCATTTGTATATCAGCCCTAAATGCAAGCAAACGATTAAGTCGCTTGAACGGCAAACGTACAAAGAGGGAACGAGCATACCAAATAAAGACGGGTTTGATCATATGAATGATGCCCTTGGCTATTTGGTAGAATACCTGTTCCCCGTTCGCACAGAATACGACACACCACAACCGACTAGGTGGACTTGATGAAAACTATTGAAACAACTCACCCCGAATACGACAATAACGAGTCGCGCTGGGAATTCTATTTACGCAGCTACATGGGTGGCGAAGATTACATAGATGGGGCGTATCTAACGCGCTACATCTCAGAGGACAAAGATGAGTACAACCGAAGGCTCGATCTAACCCCGATAGATAACCACTGTAAAAACATTGTCCACATTTACTCTAGCTTCCTGTGGCGAGTAGCACCGACCAGAGCGTTTAACTCAGCCGCTGGCAACGTAGCCCTTCAACCTTTCCTAAGTGATGCTGATCTCGATGGGCGCAGCTTCAATGCGTTTATGCGACAGGCACAGGTCTGGTCTAGCGTTTACGGCCATGTGTGGCTGATGATGGACAAGCCTAAATCTACAGCAGGAACTAAGGCAGAAGAGTTAGAGCAAGATATTCGGCCTTATGTAACCATGTTCACCCCTGAGAATGTATTTGACTGGAAGTACGAGAGAACGGCCAGCGGCAGGTTTGAACTGGTGTACTTGAAGATCAGGGAAGCCATCGACCGCGTTACAGATACCCAGACTGATACTTGGTATCGCATCTGGACTAAAGACAGCGTTCAGCTATGGCATGCGGTAAATGAAAACGAGCGCATGGTTGAGCAAGAAGATAACGCACTAGGCAAGATACCTGCTGTGTTCCTACCTGCCCAGCGTTCAGTTGTTCGCGGTATCGGCATATCAGATATTGCAGATGCGGCTTATATGCAGCGGGCGATCTATCAGGAACTATCTGAGATCGAACAATTAATCAGAATCAGCAACCACCCTACCCTAGTTAAGTCATTCCAGACCGATGCTAGTGCTGGAGCAGGTGCTATTATTAATATGCCTGATGATATGGATGCCAGCCTAAAGCCGTTCCAGTTGCAGCCTAGCGGTCAGAACCTTGACGCTGTTCGCAACTCGATAAAGGATAAGGTCGAGGCTATTAACCGCATGAGCCACATGGGTGCTGTTCGCGGCACTGAGGCAATGACCCAATCAGGCGTAGCCATGCAGACAGAGTTTCAGATGCTGAATGCCAAGCTATCAGAGAAGGCCGACATACTAGAACTGGCAGAAGAGCAGCTATGGCAGTTGTTCTGTGAGTGGCAGGGCATCACCCCTGATATAGAGATATTCTACCCAGACGCATTCGACCTTCGTGATTACGACAAAGAACTATTGTTCCTACAGCAGATGCGTTCTACTGGCGTTAAGTCAGTAACCCTGATGCAGGAGATAGATAAAAAGATTAGCGACCTAATCTTAGACGATGAGGCACTGGCTAAGTCGCACGTTGAGATTGAAAGCGGGTCACAGGTGCTAGGTCAGTTTGCAGAGCAGGATGTTGCTGAGTAATGCCAGCGGATACAGCCTATTCGGAAGTGCTGGAGAAGTTAGCCGATAGCCACCAAGAAAGGCTACAGGCGGCTCTGGTAACGCTAGAGGAAAGGGTTGCTGATCTTATGGCAACTGCGCCTTTGCAGGATGGAAATCTGTTCGATCTGGAGTGGGCTATCTCTGCGCGTAACGAGATCAGGCTGGCAATTGATGAAACGTACCTAGCCACTGTTGACGCGATGATACGCGACTACAATGGTGTGGCAGGTGGTGCGGCTGCAATGTTAAAGACCTATGGCAGCTTCACAACGGCAAGCCCTGCGGTAATTAGCCAACTCCAGCGGTTATCATTCCAAGGGTTTGAGGCTATCGCTAACGAGTACCTTGATGTCATAGCGACTGAGGTTTACCAGAACACCCTTACAGGCAGGGCGTTTGCTGATTCGGTAAAGACTATTCGGCATGCAGTGAATGGCGTTTACATCCAGTCTGATGACCTAGAGGCGCAGCGGTTAGTTGATGTGGCAAGGACAGGCACAGCGGCAGAGAGCGCAGCAGCGGTAGAAAAACTGCATACCCTGTACGCTAGAGATAGAGTTGGCAACAACCTTAGACGCTACAGCACCCAGATGGCGCAGGATAGCTTAATGCAGTTTGATGCCTCCATTAATACCGCTATAGGTAAAGAGTCAGGCGCGACCAAGTGGAAGTATTACGGCACAACGATTAGAGATACTAGGCCATTTTGTAGGGAACACGTTAATCAGGTGTTTACCACTGAAGAGATAGAAGAGACATGGGCTGGTAGCTGGAAAGGTAAAGCATCTGGCGATCCGTTTATTGTAAGGGGCGGCTATAACTGTCGCCATCATTTCAGACCAGTGCTAGAGGACTAATCATGCCACAAGGTAAAGGTACATACGGAAGCAAGGTCGGCAGACCTAAAAAGAAGAAAAAGAAGAAGATGGTTAAAAAATAACCATTTATGATACACTACGGATTCACCAATACTCTTTAAGAGGCACGTTACATGAGCGATGAAATCATGGAAACACAAGCAGAGACTGAAACTGCGGCAGTAGAAAGTCAGGAAACTAAAACCTTTACTCAGGATGAACTTGACCGCATTGTTGCGGATAGAGTTGCAAGGGAGCAACGCAAGTTCGATAAGAAGCTGTCTGGCGTTGACATTGATGAAGCTAAGGAGCTGCTGGCACAAAAAGAAGCCGCAGAACTGGAGCGACAAAAAGAGCGCGGAGAGTTTGACAATATCCTGAAAAAGACTGTTGAAAAGAAAGATATGGAAATACAGAGTTATAAAAGCAAGTTGCAACAGACGCTAGTAGATGGAGCGATACTGGGCGCGGCTTCCAATAATAACGCTGTGAATCCGAATCAAGTTTCGCAGTTACTGAAAACCAATACTCGCCTGTCAGACGACGGCAATGTAGAGGTGCTAGACGATAACGGCACACCGCGCTACAATGACAGCGGTGATCTGCTATCAGTCAATGAGATGGTAGCTGAATTCTTGACAGTAAACCCGCACATGGTCAAAGCCTCACAAGGTGGCACTGGCTCGATGGGTAACGCTGGTGGCTCGACACAGAAGCCTCAATCTGTGGCAGATATGGTTGCAAACTGGAATGATGGCGGCAAAGAAGCATTTGCTGCTATGAAAAAAGCGTAACCACCAAACCACAATTTTATTTTATTTAGAGGCAATTTATCATGGCTGCAACAACTTCAAGTACTCTCGACGACCTGTTCGTCAATATTATCGCTCAGGCTCGTTTCACTGCCGAAGAGCAATCCCTAATGATGGGTCTAGTGACTCAGTACAACATTGGCGCACAAGCTGGTAAAACCATTCAGGTTCCTAAGTACCCAGCCATCGCTGCTGCTGATTTGACTGAAGGCACTGCAATGACTTCAACCACTGTATCTACTTCTTCAGTTTCTGTAACTGTTGGCGAAGTAGGCGCACAGGTTCTGTTGACTGACCTAGCCGCTATGGGCGCTGGCAATCCTGCTGAAGAGTTAGGTACTGTTCTGGGTAACGCTATCGCTACCAAGATCGACACTGACCTGATCGCTCTGTTTGACGGATTCTCTGGCTCTATCGGTACTGCTGGTGCAGAGATCACTGTAGCTGACCTGTTCAAGGCTGCTGCTACTCTACGCGCTGCTAAGGTTACTGGCACTATCAACGCTGTCGTACATCCTTTCCAAGCGTACCAGTTGAAAGCTAACCTGACCAACACATTCGCTAACCCGAATGGTGGCGACTTGCAGAATGAAGCAATGCGCAACGGTTATGTTGGTACTATCGCTGGTATCAATGTTTACGAGTCAGCTAACGTGTCTATCGACGGCAACGACGATGCTAAAGGTGCGGTATTCGCTCCAGAAGCCCTCGCCATTGCAATGAAGCGCGACTTCCAGATTGAGCCACAGCGTGATGCTGCTGCTCGTGCATTTGAACTCAACGCTACTGCCATTTATGGTGTTGCTGAGTTGGATGATGCGTTTGGTGTCGAGATTCTGTCTGACGCTGCACTGTAAGACTATGGATGCCCCCTTTTCGGAGGGGGCTATCTTTTGAGGTAACTATGGCAATAACGTATCGTGGCGAAAGGTTCGAAGGCTATAACAAGCCAAAGCGTACCAGTAGGCATCCAGAGAAGAGCCATGCAGTATTGGCGAAAGAGGGTGACAAGGTTCGCTTGATTCGATTCGGCCAGCAGGGAGCAGATAACAAGCCCCCCCGCAAAAACGAAAGCGAAGCAGACAAGGCCAAGCGCAGAGCGTTTAAGGCAAGGTTTGCAAAAGACATAGCAAGAGGCCGCAAAGATAAAACAGCATCAGCGGCATATTGGGCAGACAAGGTGAAGTGGTAATGGCATTCTCTCAAGACTCAGATTTAGTTGATCTAATCCCTGACATTTTGTCGCTGGGCATAACATCCTTTGCTGACGATCACGCAAAAGCGCAATCAGATATAGAGCGCGAGTTGCGGATTAAGTGGTGGCCTAAAAAGGGTCTAGCTGGCGAGATGGAGAATTCTAAACTTACTGACTCACAGTTTACCCGATGCTCTGCCTATCTAGTGTTAGCTAGGTACGCATTACCGCAACTGACTAACTGGGTCGAAGATGACCGATTCCAGAATATGATGGACTTTTACAAAGCCCGTTATGGTGAAGAGTTTGACGCTATCCTGAGAGATGGCGTTGAGTACGATGATGATGGCAATAGCACTATCGACGATGACGAAAAGCAATCTGTAAACTCTGGTCGGCTGATTAGATAATGCAGGTTAAGATAAACACCAACGCCAAAGAGATTGCCAAGCGAGTCGGCAAGAAGGGCAAGGAGTTATCTGCAAGCGTTAAACGGGCTTTGTTGGTTACTGCCCAGCAAGGCGTGAATATAATAGAGGATAGGACTCTTAAAGGCATTGGAATTGAGAAAGAGTTCGAGCCGTATTCATCAAGGTATCGTGAGGCTAAAAAGAAAGGTTGGCCGCGCAGAGGCAAAAGGCCATCATTTTCTGGCGATGCATCGGGAGTTGTTAATCTTACAGTGACTGGCCAGATGTTAGGCTCTATGACTGTTAGGGCTAACAGTAAACAGGCTGAGATATTCTTTAGCCGAGCGACTGAATCGAAAAAGGCCGCAATGAATGATAAGAAGCGACCCTTCTTTGGCTTTAGCGATCAGGAAGAAAGGCAATTGGGCAAGATATTCTTTAAGGCGTTGAAATGAGTGTAAGAGAAAGCATTGCCAATAATATCGTCACTACCCTGCAAGCGATCACATCGCCTGTAGCGGTTAAGTATGTGACGAGAGAGCCGTTTGCGTTTGACAAGCTATCTAACGCCCAGTATCCAGCAATCCTAGTTAGGAGCGCAGGAGAGAATCGGGAAGATAGTAGTTTAGGCGGGTCAATCACTCAGCGCATGGCTACAATAGATTATGAACTGGTTTGTTTTGTAAAAGGGTCTGTAATTGATACAGCCCGAAACAACATTATCGAGGCAGTTGAAGAGGGTTTGGATGTTGATCGGTATCGTGGCGGTAGCGCCTTAGATACGCAGATCACAAGCATCGAGATCGACCAAGGTTCTATTGACCCCATCGGTGGGGTCATTATAACAGTTCGCGTTTTGTATCAGTACACTCGCGGCACAACTTAAATTTAATTAGAGGTATAAATCATGGCGACTAAAACAGGCGCATCTGGAGTAGTAAAAGTACAAGTCTCAGGCACGACTGTTGCCGTGGTTGGCGAGGTACGATCATTCACTTTTGAAGGTTCAGCAGACACTATTGAAGATTCAGTAATTGGAGATTCTGCGCGTACTTACAAGCAGGGTCTAGCAACTAACACTGTTTCTATTGAGTGTTACTGGGACGAGGCTGATGCACAGCAACTAATCCTAGACGAACGTGCTGATATTGACTTTGAAATCTATCCCACTGGAACAGGCTCTGGCGAGACTTTCTTTAGTGGCGGTGGCATCGTTACTTCACGATCTATCACAGGCGCATTTGATGGCATGGTTGAAGCCAGCTTTACCATCCAGTGCAGCGGAGCAGTTACTGAAGCACAAGTTTAATTAAGGGGATAAACCATGGGATTAGCTAAAGAACTACGCAACAGAAGGGAAGTTAAGGCGCGGGAGGTATCCGTACCTGCTTGGGGTGATGATTCGGGAGCGTTTAAGTTATACAGCAGGGCTATTACCTGTTATGACCTAGACCAACTCCAGAAGAAGCACCCTAACTTCCTGAACAACACTACCATCGGTGCTATGGTGGATTTGATCTGCATGAAGGCAGAGGATGAGGGCGGCAATAAACTCTTTTCATCTGCTGAAGATCGCATGGATTTGATGGGCGAGGAAACTAATGTTATTAGTGAAATCGCCAATCAGATGTTTGCAGAGATCGAGTCTGTCGAGGCACTTGAGGGAAACTGAGAGCCGATCAATCGAGGATAAATCTATTATCTTTGGCGGATCGGCTTCACATAACAATAGCAGAGGCAGAACAAATGCCTGTCAACCACTTTAACGAGTGGCTGGCCTATTTCCAAATAATGAGTGAGAGCGATGGCTGATAGCAATTTTAAAATAGTAATTAGTGCGCTTGATGTAACATCGAAGGGCCTTAAATCTGCAACGAGAGGCATTAAGGCTGTATCTAGGGTAGTGCTTAACCTTAAAACAGCTTTGGCTGGTGCTGCATTTACGCTGCTGATCAGACAATCCCTGTTAGCTACCGACTCCCTAGCAAAGACTGCTGCAAAGATAGGCACAACCACTGAGGCTTTGGGCGCATTAAGATATGCGGCTGACCTTACTGGCGTATCTACGCAGACTATGGATATGGCTCTGCAAAGGTTTACCCGTAGAACTGCGGAAGCCGCCAAAGGTACAGGTGAAGCAAAAGGCGCAATCAAGGAACTGGGTATAAATGCCCAAGAACTAAACAGAATGCCGCTTGATGAGCGCATGATTGTTTTGGCTGATGCGTTTGAAGGTGTGAAATCAGAATCAGACAGGCTGCGTTTAGCGTTTAAGCTGTTTGACTCTGAGGGTGCTGCGCTTGTAAACACCCTATCCCAAGGCAGCGATGGCCTAAAAGAAATGCTGGGCGAGGCTAAGGCATTAGGTTTAACAATGTCTAGCAGTGCCGCCAAAGGTGTCGAGGATACA